TTCTAACAATTCTTGATGTTCTTCGTCAATGAGTTTAACATACATTGCGTATTGTTTTTCATTGAAACTGTCAACACTTTGGTCGCAAGCCCGCATAAATTTCTCTTGATCACGAAACGGATTCATATACTTCCTCTTCTAAATATCTCTTTAATTCTTTGTCTGTGGGCTCTACTGCATAGTTCTGTTTGAAAAATATTTCATAACTATCACTACCATATTTTCCAATACCGTATAACTTTCTAGCATCTTCACCGTTCCAGGATAGATAATCTTGGCTCATACGCACTAGCCGTTCATATCGAACGTTCATCATACCTAGGGGTGCTAGTATAGTTTTGACAAAGTCTGGATCGGCATTGATTAACGCCTGTGGAGTAGGAAACCAATAAAGAAATTCAGGTAAAGTCATTTTGACTGGTTTACGGCTAGTTTGATTCAACATTATCACACCCACCATGTGTTCCCAAGAATTGGCGATCTGTTGCTGTACCATTAAGTCGTCTCGTAACGGCTCAAAGAATTTCATATTATCCTCTAATTCCTGTCGTTGTCTTACTGATTGAAGGACCTGTACTGGTAAAGTCAATTCCGGCCATGCGGCCTTCATACATCTTACCATTCCAAGTCATGGGCAACTTTACACTCTTGTTAAGGACCACAGTTAGATTCTTTTGTTCCTTAAACTCATGTACAGCCGCTTCTACCGTTTTACTTGAGTTTGCCTGTTTGACGGTACAGGTCTCACCGTATCTTACCACTTCCATCTTTGCCCCATCTTAGATAAAATTCTGCCAATTTTTTCATTTCAAGTTCTGCTATTATAGCATATTGATAACTGTATGTAGAATGATCTACCTGTCTACGCCACTCGGGTTCACCAATAGCGTGTTCCATAATAAACTTACCTGGTTCACTTTGTTGCCACTCCCAAACCGGGCTAGCTGCATAAATTTCTGGATCATCTACATCACCTAGATTAAACTGGTGTACAACTACCTTGTGAATTTCCTTAATAATTCTCTGTCCATCTTTGACTTCGACTTGGTATCTTACTGCTGCCATGATAAATGAAATACAGTTAAAAATTTTTCAGCATCTCGACGTTGTTTAAAATCCCATATGTCAAATGATCCTCGGTGGCAATCTGGCCAAGTTTCTAATGTTTTTTCCGCCCATTTAATGCAATCTTCAAATTGTTGATCGTACCATCCCCGGGATACATCAGGATCAGATTCATTTATAAACTGCAAACGATACCAGTAGTTTGGACCTTTTGCTCTTCGAATTAACGTAGTTTTGATCACCGAAGTCTGTTTTTTCCACTCAAACATTATCGATTGTAAATCATCAAGTGCGTTCACACTTTCTTTTTCCGATGATAATTTCTGCGTTTGGGTTTGGAGTCTTTAGTAACTAAATGTCCGTGCTCAGTATCTTTCCTAGACTTTTCCAACGCCGCATGTATTTGCTCTGGACTAGGGCCGTCTTCATAGTCTTCTGCAAAACTGCCCATGCCGTCATGGCCATTATTGGAATAATCGTCGTCCTCTGACGTAAAGCTCATGCCAATAGTGGATAGAAATTTACGGGCAGCATCTGGATCACTCACTGCTTCACGTATGCTGCCAACATGCCCGTCCTTAGTTTGACTAATTGTATGCCAAGTACGAACTTCCAGCAAAGGTTCAATTTCGGTGGGAACCTCAACAAGATAATGCGGTTCACTGTTATAGTTGCCGTAATCGATGGTAAATGTCTTGATCACTGTAGCCTGTGTGGATTTGGTATTGTTCTTACTAATACCGTAAATCCACACTGTATCCCCTACATTATATTTTTTCTTAACAGTCATAATTTATTTTCTCAATTCAGTTGTTGCCACTCGACCCTTGCTTTCAAGAAGTTCTTTGACAAATTTGATAGCTTTACTATCACGGTCATAAACGTATTCTTGATCTTCATCATCGGATCTAATGGTCACAACCACGCCATTATTGACTTTGCGGATCTCTATAGTATCATACAGCATGGATTACCTTTGGTTTATTGAGGAACACTCAAATTGTAGTTGAAGTGAAAAATGCCAATGTGTGATACTTCGCGGCTCAATTCTTGATCACACCAAACTTGATAACCGGCTTTTTGAGCCTGTTGGCAGAAGTAAATATCTTCACCAATTTCAAGATTAAGTTCTGGAACATACTCTTGTAGATAGTGTGGTTGTGGAACTTTTTCATAAACTTCCCGCTTGCACAAGACCATGCCGTGTGGTAATACATCAATCAATTCCATTGCTGGACTGTTGTCAGTAGTTTGAAACTCAGTAAATTTACCAGCAGCGCCCATCATGCCTGTAAAGTTAGGATTAGGGAAGCGACGACGACGATAGTTTGCGCCAACGATATCTTTATTTCGAGCTAGCAATCGCATGGGAGCATCGATGGGGAATTTCATATCGCTATCAACCCACCAAATATAATCAAAATCACTCTTTAAGAAGATTTCAACTAGATTACGACGAGCAATAGTGATAACACTGCCAATATTAAATGCACAGTTGATTTTAATACCGTTAGCCACCATGTTGGCAGCAGCCATGGCCAAATGCTGTGCAAATTCAGCATTGACCATTTCCATAGCTGGCACCGCAATCATAATGCTAGGAGGACTACCAGCGGGGCGTTGTTGTGCTGATTGCTGCGTCTGTAGGAAACTCTTGGGCATCCCGTTGTTGGAAGATGCTACAGCGTTGGCTACCGGAGTCCTAGTGGGGATATTTAATTTGCCTTTTTTCATTGTTTACCTTTTAATGATTAATCGTCTCTTTCCATGTTGACAGCTTCTGTAATTGTTGTCAACAATTGATCCAATGTAGAACACATGAGTTTTACATTTTTATAATCGTTTTCTGTATTTCGACCTCCGATTTCTAGCATAAAACCGTTATCATACATATTGACACTGAACGAATCATTTACTTTAGTAAGTTTTTCGCTTATTGTTTTAAGAGTGTTTGTTGTCATAATTTTTTTATTTTAACTTTGGGTTATTATCAAATATTTTTTAATGTCAAATAATTAGTCTATTGCAATCATACGGAAGCATGATTGCAATAGATATGCAATGACTTATCGATTTCTTGGTAATGCAAACAATGCCTGCATTAACGCATTGAGATCTTCTGCGCCAATAATTACTGTCTTAGCATGTATGTAATCTCCAGAAACATCTGTTCCTGCATAATCTACAACAAATCCGTTGTCGTACATTGTTACAGTCAGCCCCTCATTTACTTTAACCATATCTGTATTGATTTGCGTTGTCATATTTTTCTCCTTATATTAACGTGGTGCAAAATCTTGCTGTAATTTGATATTATCAAAAAACTCCTTTTTAGCACCAGCATCTGTCTTAAAAAATCCTTTAAGTACAGTAGTTTGTGTTAAACTGCTATGTGCCATAATTCCTCTATTTTCACAGCATCCGTGCTGTGCTTGAATGTATACTGCTACGTTCTCCGAGTCAGTAGCTTTGCTAATTTCTCGGGCAATGTCATTACAAAGCTCCTCCTGTAGGGTGCCACGTCGGGCACACCATTGTGCGATACGGGTATACTTAGATAAGCCAATAAGTTTATTGGCAGCAATAATACCAATATAAGCCACGCCAGTGACAGGTTGGTGATGATGACTGCACATACTGCGCAATTCACTGCGTACAACAAGCATACCTTCATAACGGTCCGCTGAATCATTTGGAAACGCTGTTGCGTTGGGTGCTGGAGCATACCTGCCCTCCATAATCTCATTAAAGTACATCTTGGCAAGTCTACGTGCTGTGCCTTTTGAGTTAGGATCATTCTCGCGATCAATTAATAAACAATCTAAAACTTTTTCAAATGCTTCTGTTGTTTCATCGATTAACTGTTCTTTCATTTTGTCATCGATGTATTCGCTGATATTGTCACCAGCCCAAAATCTTTTACCATTGCGTTTCATTACAAAACCCAAATAGTCGTGTGCTGTGCCTTCTTGATAGCCGCTATCGCCATACATAGCATCTAAACCTGTTTCTTGTTCGTATATTCTGGATTCACTCATTGTTTTTATTCCTATACTAAACATAATATAGGATTATTTAGGTTGTGTCAAGTACTTTGTATTAAAAATATTGATTTTATTTTTAATGTATTTAATGATCAGTGACAGATCCAGTCGCGACTTTTGAAAGGTTTTCCTGCTACTGCTCGGGGAACGTATCGAATAACTTTTTTCTTCAATTTTTTAATTATTTCGTGATTGTGGTCGTGGCCAAATGCTTTGAGATACATTTTCCAACTACCGCCACGTGCTTTGCTTTTTGATAAATTCAAATTCAAATGTTTAATCACAAGTTTTTGATTGTTGTTATATTTTTCCAATAGTTCGCAGGCAATATTAAAACCGTATGCATCAATTTCATCTGTGCAGCCTAAATATTCCTGTTCTTCTCGAAGTTTACTGGATGCTGCTGCACTTGCATAATTGGGCAGGGACTTAAATCCACGACGACGATATTGTCTCATATGGATGATTTCGTGTAGCAGTGTATCAGCTATAGTGCCACAAATGTCTTTGAATTTTTTTTTGGTTATTGTTATATCTTCATATACAGGATGATAGGTAAATGTTATTTCTATGCATTTTTTATCATCTTCGTCATAGTCGCTATAGTAGGCACCACCTACAAATGTAATGTGAGATTTGACTTTTTCATCCCAACTTAGGGAAATTTTAACAGGATACGTTCTTTTGAGATAATTTGTGACAGTTTTGTGGAATTCAAATGCCGAAATTGTTTTTTCTGTAAGTCGTGGTGCAAGACGGTATAGACCTTCTATAATATTATCACGTTCTAGAGTACTCCAATCAAACATAGAATTCCTTCATAACATCAATATTTATTAGATGATGTTATATCATACTAAGTTCAATTTTTGCTACATTGTTTTAAATCAACAATTTTCTTAATCAGATGTTCAATCTCATTGGCTGATTCTTCCAATAAATCAGCAATACGGTCTGATTTGCCCTCTTCCACGCTTTTTCTGCCAGGAATTTGTCTACGAATTTCTGCCCGTTTTCTCAAACGAAACACTAGACTTTGCTCACTTACGGGCAAATGACTTTCGTCGTTTATTTTGGTAGCTAGCTTGTCTGCCACTGTGACCATTATTTCTTGTGCCATATGTTCCTCAAATCTATCAAATTCTTCGTGAAGTTCGGGCGCCTTTATCTTTACTGGCCCACACACATGAGCCTGATCACCTGTACTTTTATCACTATTCATATTACATTGTAGGACCGTTCCCGGACTTGAAGCCCACGGTGCCTCCTTGTTCCGCAATCCTCTTTAAGGCATCTTCAAAAAGGATAGGAGCGAAGTCTGTTTGCTCTACACAGGCACACCAGTATCTTGGATCAATCTCATCGCTGTATAAGATTTCACCAGTTCGGGCATCGACACCTCTCGCCTTCATAACCCGGTTGGCGTGTAAGTGTCCGTGTATATTACAACCGAACCTACCAAGGCTTGCTTCATGAACAGGAATATGACTTAAAATAAGTCCATTCATCACATGATACGCTCGTAATTCTCTAAAGTACATTCTGTACTCGTCGTCACGGAAGATGTCGTGATTCCCGCGGATTAAGACCTTGTCACCGTTTAAGCGACTCATGATGCTTAAAGCCTTGCGGTTAATAACTACATCACCTAAGTGGTAGACTTTGTCTGTAGGCTTGACTCTTTCGTTCCAAGCCTTGACCATAGCTTCGTCCATTTCTTCGGGACTATCCCACGGCCTTAACTTTGTAACACCATCGTTACGTGTGAAGCGGCATACACCTGTGTGTCCAAAGTGCGTGTCGCTGACTAAAAATACACTTGGCATATTAATCACCTTCCTTTAATAAAAACTTGTTAGAAATTGAAAAATTACTTCTCACGTAAAAGAAAAGCATTAGAAATTGCCTTGAAGCTCACAGGCTTTTCGTTACACTTGAACACCAGTCCTTCACGCTCACAGCCAATTGTACCCATTACACTCTTACCTTCGGCCAGCGATAACAGCGAGTCAACTGAAATTAGTAACTCAGTAGCGCGGTGAAGCACGGGGCAGTGATTCAACTTAAACACTTCTACAAACGCCTTACGTTCAGCAGGAGTGTAGTAACGACCTGCATCAATGTCGTAAATGTCGTAAACATAAAAGTCTTGATCACGCATCTTGTACTTGTTACCTTGAATGCCGTTACCAATCAGTTCACCTTGTACAGCAAGGTTGCCTCCTGCAATCTTCAACTTTTCTTCTAAGTCATGCCGGATAGCGGCACGCCATAGTGAATTGTCTGGATTACGCTTGAGGTCAAGGTTACGTGAGCAAACACCAACTTCACCGTCAATAACATAAACAGTCATAGATGACCCGTTCAACTTTTCAGTAACTTCCCAAGTCAGTTCTTCAGCTTTCCATTCTTCAAATTCCGCTGACAAGTTTTGAATACGCTCTTGGTCAGTCTTTGGAATCTGTGAAGGGAACATACCCTTGACTTCACCTGCAAGTTCTGCGGGGATTGGTGCTTCGTACTTGACAATACCAAGTGCTTCTGAAACATCAATTCCTTCAACATGGTAGATGGTGTGACCATTGTCAGTCATAACTGTCAACGGCAGCAACAGTCCCTGAGAAATTTGCTTTCTGAGCGAGACAGTACGCAGACGTTCGCCTTCAACACCTTCAAAAGTCTTTGCATAGTGTCCGGGCTTGGTTAGGAACGGTGCGATAGTTGTAGGGATGAACGAATCAATTTCGCAATACACTACCAGATCACCAGCAGCGTATTCACCTTTCTTTACCACGCAGGTCCATCCACCTACGATGGCGCATTCAATTGCATCAGCGCCTTCAATAGGACGCAGTGCATCAATCTTTCTAATAGTTGCCATCTTACGCATTTTTATTTCCTTCCAATTCTTTCTGCAATTTTCATTTTGACCCATTCCAAGTGCTCATTGAACATCTTAATCTGTGGATGATTAGTGACTGCCAACTCGAATTGTGTTCGAATGGCAATCAATTCTGCCATAGACTTTTTAGCGTACTCTGCTTCTTGGTCATATGTACCGCCATTGTTGTAAGCCATATCATTCTCCTTATCAGTGTCTGTATGCGTATGCCATAGCACTATCCAGGGTAGGATAACTGTTAAGTGGGAGACCGTTTTTGCTTATTACTTTGTACATGAGTGTATTATACACTCATTTTTTTATTCAGTCAACCGAATTCTTTGGGGTAATAAAACCCCACTCGTTCACTGTTCCGTGGACATCATAGGATTTTTCTTGCTCATCATAAGTCCAACCTAGCACCCTCATCATTTTGTGTTTGACTAACAGGTTAGGTGCCCTAAATCGTTCGCAATCATCGAACCCCATCATAACACCGACTTCTGCTACTGCACCGCTACGACAAATACCTGCATGGCAATGTACAACAACATTCATGCGATTTTCTTTCGCGTGTTGCAACAGATGAACAAGCTGTTGTGCCTGATCATCTGTAATGGCAAACTCACTTAGATCAATCATCTTGCCATCGCCAGTATTGGTCATACCATCTTCTTCAATATCCAAGAATGTAAATTGATGGACTTCTTTGAATTTGTGCTTAGGTGTAGGGAATGCCATATCGTGATCAGAAATTTGAATCAACATACTGTTTTCACCACATGCATGGTGGTGACCTTTTGCCACATTTTCTAACGGAATATTTTCAATCCACATACCAAATTTCCTTAAATCCTTCTTCTTCGGTTGGCATTTCAAAATTATCAATCATTCCTTGTACAACTTTCCATGGAATTTCTTTGCCCGGGCGACTAGCTAACCGCTCTTTGAGAACATCTAGATTAGGAGTACGGAACACCACGGCAATGTGATAGTAGTCCGGAAGCATATTAAACTTCCTAGCACGACTTTTTTCTGTAGTGCTAGTTTGATCCCATATAATATCACGTTTCATTTGGCAAGCAAGGACCACTTCTTTTGCCATATATGCTACCGCCTTGGGCATAAATTCATTAAACACTTCGCTATAGGTTCGGTGTACTTCTTTAGCATACGCATCTACAAATTTGTCTGTAGAAATGTGGGCACATGCTAGCGCCCAATCTTGATTGTTAGCCCATGTAGACTTTCCCGATGCGGGTACCCCAATCAATTGATAGCATCTAGGCATTATTTTGTATTATCCTCTGTTACAACAAAGTCATTGATAATCAAATTCAATGCTTCAATCCTGCGTATGTTGCCTGTTACATCTTCTGGATGTAACCAATAGCCGTCTGGATTATCTCCTGTCTTGGGATTTTTCTTCCATTGGGCCAGTTCTTTCTTGAGATAAGCACGATAATCTTTTAAGTTAAGACTAGTAATGCGATCAGCAGTTTCGCCGTCAATCCATTGATAAGGT